GGCCTGACACTCGTACGGGGTCGGCGTCCCCTTTCCGTCGGCCCCGTGCACCTCCCCAGCGAAGCGAGGTGACCCATGGCGATCCCCGTGACGCTGGAAGATGCGAAGGCGCAGCTGCGCGTCGAGATCGACGACACCGAGCGCGATGGCGAGATCACCCGCTTCATCGAGGACGCGGCTGGCTGGGTAGAGCGGTACACCGGGCACATCCTGATCGCGCGGGATGTGACCGAGCAATTCCGCGGCTTCGGCGGGGTCAAGCTTCGCGCTTGGCCGGTCAAGCCGACAGCCGTTCCCGCAGTCGCCTATCTTGATACCGGCGTGCCAGCCTCCATCATCGGCGCGCGGCTCGACGTGACGCGGCGCCCCGCGCGTGTGCTGCCGCCTGGGCACTTCTATCCGTTCCGCGACGCGCAGCAGCTGTTCACGGTCACGATCCGGGCCGGTTATGAAGACGGCGACGTAATTCCGACGAACCTGCGTCGCGCCATGCTGGTGCTGATCAGCGGCTATGACGCCGATCGCGAAGGCGGCGACGCGTTCCAACTTGCCGAGGCGACGGCCCGCAAGCTGTGCGCGGACTACCGAGCCCGCGCGCTGTGAGAACGCCGCGCGGTCAGCTCGACCGCCGCATCACTATTCAGAGCGGGCAGGCGGTTCGGGGAGCGCTCGGCCGGGAAACGGAGACGATCTGGGCCGATCACTGCAAGGCCTGGGCGCGCGTGCTGTTCGGCACCGGCCAGGAACGCCGTGAGGCGGCTGCCGAGGGTGCCAGTCAGTCCGCCACCTTCCGCGTGCTGTCGAGCGCCAAGACCCGCACCGTCACCGAGCGCTTCCGGATCCTGTTCGACGGCCGCGCCTGGGACATCACCAGCATCGCCCCGATCGGCGTCAACGACGAGATCGAGTTCACCGCCACCGTAGCCAAAGGATAGCCCCATGCGCGTGAAGACCATCAAGGACCATCGCAACGAGTTCGGCGACAAGTGGGAGAAGAAGGGCGGCGACGAGTATGAGGTGACCGACACGGTCGGGGTCATGCTTGTCGCGAGCGAGTTGGTCGAGAAGATCGAGCCCGTCGCGACGGCGAAGGGCTGACGCTCGTGGCGAATATGACCTTCCGTATGGAGGGCGGTCGCGCGCTCGACGAGGCGCTGAAGCAGTTCGCCAAGCCGATGGCCAAGACGGTTGCCCGGCGCGCGCTGAAGAAGGCGGCCGACCCGATCCTTCAGGCCTATCGCGAGAACACGACCAAGAAGACCGGCGCGCTGCAGAAGTCGGAGATCGCGGGCACGCGGCTCAACCCGCGTCAGAAACGCATCGCCAAGAAGAACCCGAGCAAGTCGGCGCTGGAGGTGCACATCGGCACCGCCGACCCCGCCGGCATCCAGGAAGAGTTCGGCAACATCAACCAGGCCGCCAACCCGGCGCTCCGCCCGGCATGGGATGTCCACGGCGGGCAGGTCGCGGTCGATCGGATCGGCAGTGTGCTGGAGGTCGAGATCAAGAAACAGGCCGAGCGCGTCGCCCGGCGCGCCGGCCGGAGCTGATCGATGTCCATGGAGGCCGCACTGCTGACGCGGCTGACCGGCAACGCTCCGATCGCAGCCATAGTGAACGACCGGGTGGACTGGTTCGATCGGCCCACAACGCTGCCGGCGCTGACACTGACGAAGGTGTCTCCTGGGCGCGAGTGGACCATGGACGGGCCTGACGGGCTGGACGAACCGCGCATCCAGATCGACGCATGGGCCACCCGCAAGGATACCGTCGGCGCGCTCGCCGCAGCCGTTCTTGCCGAGATGGAGCAGGAGCGCGTCGCCGGTGACTGGCGCTTCCACCCGGCCAGTGTCGAGTTCGAACGCTGGTCGGTCGAGGACGTGGCGGGCGTCGGACCCGTGTTCCGCATCCAGCAGGACTTCGCTTTCTATCACCAGCCCCAGGAGGGATGACCCATGACGACCGCCGCAAAGACGACGTTCGGCAACAAGCTGTTCATGGCTGCGGCACCCACCGCAGCCACCACCGCGATCGCCGAACTGCTGACCTTCGACCCGCCCAAGAAGACGCGCGAGAAGATGGACGTCACCACGCATGACAGCCCCGAAGGTGCGGGCGAGATCATCGTCGAGGGCACCTACGATCCGGGCGAGCTGACCGGACAGGTTCACTATATCGCCGGCTCGGCTGGCGACACGGCCATGCTGACGGCGCTGACCAGCGGCGCGCTGCAGAACATCAAGCTCCGCAGCAAGTCGGCCGCAGGCAACGAAGACATGAGCGTCCAAGGCTATGTCACCAGCTATGGCCCTGACGGCATGGCCGTGAAGGGCAAGCAGACGGCTGCGTTCACGATCGCGCTGACCGGTGCGGCGACGTATGCGGTGGCCTCTTGATGCGCGATCCGCTGCGCGGAGAGGCGGCCGTTGATACCGACGACGGCGAGCTCGTCCTGATCGTCGACAACGCCGCGCTTGTGGCGGTGGAGCAGTTGATCGATGTCAGCTTCCTGGAGGTCGCGCAGCATCTGCTCGAACGGGAGGCGAGCGGTCGACCGGCGAAGCTGGAGATCATGCAGGGCCTGCTCTGGGCGGCGCTGCGTCGTCGCCACGCAGACTACACGCCCGCGCATTGCGGCGACCTACTGCTCCGTGAAGGAGAACGGGTCCGCCCCGCCCTGATCAACGCTCTCGTCGGCGCGCTGCCGCGAAAGGATGACGCGTCGGGGGAAGCGAAGGCGCCGGTGACGATGCCGGCGGATGGGATTGGGACCGGATCGCCTGCCGATGGATCGAAGCCGGCGGTGACCTAAGACAATTCTGGCGCGAGTGCCCGCGCACGCTGGTGCTTCACTTCCGCGCCTATGAGCGGCGCCGCGGCTGGATGGCCTGGCACACGGCCGTGCTGAACCGCTTCGACTTCGAACACGGCTTCCCGACGCTGGCAACGCTGACCGGCGATGCCGGGCCAGGCGACCAGGCCGAACAGTCCGACGAAACGCTGCGCCACAACATCCGCCTGTGGAAGGCCACCTTGGGTCAATTGGGCCCGCAAGGCTGAGGAGATCGGCATGGCCAACGGCGCGCTGATCGGCGCTCTCCGCGTGACGCTCGGGCTCGACAGCGCGAGCTTCGAGAGCGGCATGACGCGTGCGGAGCGCACCGCCACGCAATCGCGCGGGCGGATGGAGACGGCGTTCCGCGGGATCGGCTCGGCGGCGACTGCGCTAAAGGGCGCGCTCGTCGGGCTGGGCGCGGGCTTCGTGATCAGCGGGTTGCAGAACACGATCGCGGACGCGCTCGACTATGCATCGTCGCTGGGCGAAGTGGCGCAGCAGTTGGGCGTCACCACCCGCACGCTGCAGGAGTATCGCTACGCTGCGACGCAGCTCGGCATCGATCAGGAGGTGCTGGACAAGGGGCTCGCCAAGCTGACGCTGTCGATCGGTCAGGCTGCGGCAGGCAGCAAGAAGCAGGAGGCGGCGTTCCGCGCGCTGGGCGTCTCGATCCGCGACGCCAATGGTGCCATTCGCACGACCGACGACGTGCTGCCCGACCTGATCGCATCGCTGTCCGAAATTCCGCCCAACGCCAAGCGCGCCGGGCTGGAGGTCGCGATCTTCGGCAAGGCCGGGCAGGAACTCGATACGCTGCTCCATGGCGGGACCGAAGAGATCAACCGGCTGCGCGACGCGGCGCAGAGCCTGGGCGTGGTGCTGAGCGACGAGCAGATCGCGAACGCCGACCAGACGGCCGACAAGCTGGCCGAACTCAAGATGGTCCTGGAGGCCAACATCGCCGGCACGGTGGCGAACAACGCCGCGGCGATCTACGACCTGGCGAACTCCTTCACCTCGCTTGCCGCGCGCGCTCTGAGCGCATGGCAGCAGATGTCCAATTGGGAGAACCTGCAGATCGCGCGCAGTCCGATGCTGGCGCGGCTCTCCCGTCTCCAGGGCGGGCCGAACCAGGAGCAGGCGCGCCAGACGCTCATGGGCAACCAGAGCGGCCGGCGCGATCTTTTCATGGACGCGCGTCGCGACTATCAGAACGCGAAGGACCCGACGGCACGAGCCATCGCGTTCGCGCGCGCCAAGAGCATCCACGACGAAGAGATGCGCACGCGGGTGCGTACCGCGCCACGTGCCGCGCCCAGCTACAATATCCCGGATGCGGACGCGCCGAAGACTGGCGGCGGCGGTGGGCGCGCTCGCGGCGGCAGCGGTGGCGGCGCTGCCCGATCCGGCCCTTCGCTTGTCGAGCAGACGCGCCTGACCATGGACCGGCTTTTCCCGGATCAGGCGCAGCGCCGCGAACTTGAAGAACGCATGGCGCTGCTCGGCAAGGCGCTGGCGGCCAAGGTGCTGAACCCGGTCGATTACGAGCGAGCGCGCGACGCGATCACGCGCCAGGTTGCGGACCTCGCACCCGAGGTGCAGCGGCTGCTTGATCAGGTGGCTCCGGAGCAGGCGCAGGTCCGCGAACTGGAACAGAAGATCGCGGACCTTGATCGCGGCATGGCGGCGAAGCTGATCGACCCGATTGTGTGGGAGGCGGCCCGCAACCGCCTTCGCGAACAGCTCCGCGAGGCGCGCGACGCCGCGGCGAAGGAAGCCGCCAACGCCGACCCGATCCAGGCGCCCGATCTCGCGCCGATGACCAACCCGCTCGTCGCCTCCGAAAAGGAGATCGAGGATCGGTACAAGGGCATCATCACGGCCAACGACAATCTGAAGGCCAGCTATCTGGAGATGGCGCAGGATGTCAGCGGCGCGCTGCAGGGGCTCGCGAGCGACATTAGGTCGGGCGACTGGCTGTCTGTGCTTCAGGGCACCCTGGACCTGCTGCTCCAGCTTGCCGGGTCCGGTGCGTTCGGTGGCAAGATGCAGACGACGGTTCGCGGTAACCGGTCGCGGGTACCGGGCTTTTCGACCGGTGGCAGCTTCACGGTAGGCGGCGCGTCGGGCGTCGACACCAACCTGATCGCGTTCCGCGCCACGCGTGGCGAGATGGTCGACATCCGCCGTCCAGGTCAGCAGACATCCGGCGGCGGTATCGTCCGACTGATGGTTGAAGAGAACCCGATGTTCCGCCCCGTCATCCGCAGCGAGGCCAGCAACGTCAGCGTCCAGACCGTCACCGCGTCCAACCGCACCGCCGCGATGCGCCAGCGCCAGGCGCTCGGATGATCGACCTCACCGCGCTGTCCACCCAGTCCGCATCGCCGCGGCTGATCGACTTCGGCGGGTTCCTCACGCCCCCGCTCGGCGGCCCTGTTCAGCGGGTCGACCGCATGGGCAACCGGTACGCGCTGGACGTGACGCTCCCGCCGATGCGGATCGAACCGCATGGCCGGGTGTGGGTGTCGCGCCTGACCCGCGCCAAGACCGAAGGCGCGTTCATCCGCTTCCCGCAAGTCGAGTTCACGGTCGGCGCGTCGGGCGCGCCTACCGTCGGCGTCGCAGTTACCGGCGGGCGGACGCTGACCCTGGCGGGCGCGCAGCCGGGCTACAGCTTTCGCGAAGGCCAGTTCATATCGATCCTGCACGGCGGCCGGCGCTACCTCCACAATGTGGACGCAAGCGCGGGCGTCGTGGCGGACGGCACGGTCGTGCTGTCGGTCACCCCGATGATCCGCGCCGCGCTGCTCGTCGGCGATGCGGTCGAGGTCGCACAGCCCCGGCTTGAAGGCATCATCATCGACGAATGGGGCTGGACCGTGGACAGCGCCCGCACCGTCGGGATCAGCTTTACGTTGACGGAGGCGGCATGATTATCTTGTCCGTCGCCTCACCGCCGATGTGCGGCCCGGCGCAATCCATGAAGCGGCTCGGCAACCGCTTCGCCGTGACGATTGGCGTCCGGCCATGATCGATCGCGTCCTGCTCGTCGGGCTCATGAAGCTGGAGCTGCCCGCGCGCGACGTGCTGCTATGCGATGGCGGCATCGTCACCTGGAACGGCGACACGTATCTGGCCGAGGATCCCGACTATGGCACGCTCGGCGGTTTCGAGGCCCTGACGGAGGGCGTTGGCGACGAAGCGCCGGCCGGCACGCTGATGTTCCTGCCACGCTCCACCGCTGCGGCGGCGGCGCTATCGGC